TCGGAGCCGATGCAATCGACGGCGCTCCTCCTCCGCCGCTGAGGCTTGCTCTACGAATCGCAGCTATCTGAGCGGCTCCGGATGCTGCGATGGTCACGATGGCTGCAATTTTCGCCCAATAGCCCGGTAGGGATTCATCCTTCCACGCTGCCGTTATCGCCAGAGCCGTGTTGGCGATCGCCATCGCAATAGCGAATGCCTTGTGCTTCGCGAAGGTTGAACTGAGTACTCCGGCTATCTGCGCTGCCGAGTTAAGAGCGGACTGAGTTTTCTGCTTCTCGGATTCTTCCGCCCATCTGAGAGAATCGGCGTTGATTTGGTTCCTGAGTTCGGCACCAGCCGTCTCCAGCTCGAACATGGCGTCTTCATGCTCTCGAGCGAGACGCTCAATCTCTTCGTTAGCCTTCCTTTCCGCTTCCACCCTGGGGTCGGGTCCTCCCGATCCTGGCTCCGGTCCAGTCGCGTTGATGAATTCGCGCTCTTTGGCCTTAGACTTTTCATCGAATAGGGCGTTTATGGCTGCGGTGTCGGCACCTATCGCCTTGGCGTTCTTGATAGCCTCGGCTCGAATCTTGTCGTTCAGGGCTATTTCAAGATTGAGGCGGTCAACCGTTCCGACCTGGTAGACGTCGATGACCTCCTTGATGAGGTCTTTCTGCGTCTCCTCGTTCATCGAAAGGACTTTTTCTAGGCGGTCGTGCTCTGACTTGATGGATTCCTTTGTCTTCTCGTCGTTCGCCTTCTTGTCGCGTCTCTTTTGCTCTTCAGCAGCCTGAGCCGCTAGGGCGGATAGCTTCGAGACCTTTTTCTTTTCGCCTTCTACCGCAAGGTCGTCTAGGAGCTTTTGCCCTTCAGCTTCCTTGACGATATTTTCGGGAGAGAAGAACGTCGGTAGGTTCTCTCCGACGAACGTCCCAGCGGCTTGCACGGCTCGAATGATTCCTGCTTCCAGCTTGCCGATGGCGTCCTTCGCTGCGTCGAGGTCATTGCGCCATTGGTTGAGCGATTTCTGCGCGTCGTCGAATGTCGCAGGCATCCCAGACGCGGTCTCGATGAGGAGCTTGATGCCTTCGTTGAGGTCGAGTGTAGCCTCTTCGCCACCCTTGACGTTGATTCCAAAGTCAACCAGGCTGCGAGCCGAACCAGTCTGGAAGAATCGCGTCAACCTCTCAACGTTGGTTCCCACGTCTCCTATGCCATTCGCGGCAAACTTCGAAGCGAGCGTGACGACTTCTTCAGCCGTTGCAAGATTCTTGAAACCGAGTAGCGCCCTTTGGAGAGCCGGGACGAGGTCGTCGTCAAGAATTCCGTAGGCTTGGCTTGTCTGCGAGATGAAGCCACGGAAGCTCGCTGCTCCCGCTTGGTCCCCGAGATTCTTGAGTTGTTGCTCCAACGCCAAGGCTTGACGTTCTGTCCGCGCAAACCCAAGGAGCGAATCGCGGAGGAAGTTGGCGACTACCCCGGCGGCGAAGTACGTCGCGACGGTCTTACCGAGACTGATGAACGAAGCTTCGAGCTTGCCGACGCCATCTGCCGCGTGGGTCGCCCCGGTCCCTAGCCCCCCGGTTGCCTTCTCGACCTCTTTCGCCTGGGCGATGATTTTGGTCATCGAGGCGACGGCTTTGTCCCCGCCCTCGCCCTTGAGGTGTAGCTCGATGAGACCTTGAATTAGGATGGCGTTGGATGCCATCGTCTAACCCATGTCTGGAATGATGGGGGTCGTGTCGGGGTCGCCCGGAGGAGCCATCGCCTTAGCGGTCGGGAACCCCATGCCGCCGAGCAGGGTTTCCACGTCCCCCTGCTGCGTCCTACTGGGGGGACGTGAGAACGCCTGAATGCAATCGAGGAACATCCCTAGGGGCCATCCCATGACCTCAGACGGGGAGATATGAAACCTTTCGGCGCAACCGAAGACCAGGAGGACCGCAGCATCGACATCCTCCTGTTCATAACTCTGCTCCTGGGGCTCGGACTCCCCGAGCATGGCGTCGATGCGACCTAAGAGAGGCAGGAGCGATGTCGCCAGGGCGTTGACGACCTCTACATAGTCAGCCCCAGGAAGGCAGAGCCCCTCAATGACGTAGGAAAGTCGTCCATCCTCCGGCGAAACCAGGAACGGAGCTACGGCGATGTCTGGGGAGATGCCGCCGGGTACCTGGCTGATGGCAGAGCGGACGATTCCTATCTCCGCCCCGAAGACTTCGAGGGCGCGGAAAAAGGAACGGACGGTGGGGGCGGATACCTCCGCCCCCGAGACCGTTTTGATTTTTTTGCCGAGAAGGTCCGCAGTCGGCACAGAAGACTCCTAAGCAATGACACGGAATCCGTAGTACCCGTTCGACGTAAACGTCGTCACTGTGTCGTCTCTCGTTATTTTGAACGTGATGCCTAGACCCTGAACTGCCTTCTTTCCGAAGACTACGGGCTCCACGGTTGAGACCTGAGAGCGCCAGAACCGATAGGTGTCAATCTTCGTCGTACCGTAACCGACTCCGACGAGCTTCAACTGGTAGTAGATTTCCTGCGGGTCAACGAACGCGAGATTCGCGGTAGCCGTCGTCGTCTCGACGAGGTACGCAGCCGGAGCCCTCGTTGCGATGAGCATCGCCTGCGCGTCGTTCTGAGCTAACGTACACTTCAAGGTGTAGTTCGCCGTCACCGGGATCGACTTGACGCGCCCGATGCTCTGCTCCGTCTCCACGTCGAAGTCCTCGAACGCGAATCCGACTTCAGTCGGGTTCAAGGTGTGACCGAAAGACGTCCCGGTGAACGCCCCCGCGTTGGTCGCATAGGGCGCGATGGATAACGTCGCGCCGCCAGCGAGGATTTGCCAAGATGCAAGACCCTGTAAAGGCATTGTCTTCCCCTTCTACGGCTGACGCCGCGAGTTGTGCGGCAACCGCCGCGTTTGAACCTTATGAACCATCACGCCACCTGCAAGTCGTTCGCGCCAGCCATCTGCGTGAACTCGACCGTAAAGATGACTTCCGCGATGCCATCGTCGATGACACCGGAAGCCGTGTCGACACTGGTCACAGAACAATCAAGAGCTAGACCCCCGAGATGCTGGTCCACCATGAACGCCCGGATGAGGTCGTCTCGGAACCGAGCGGCCGACACGGACCCACCGCTGTTAAGAGGGTCGCTCTCCTGGTCATCCGCGAAGAACGCGTGACCGACGAGATGCCATGTCGAAGTGAACGAGAGACCCTCGTATTCGATGCGCTCCGCTTCCTGGTCTAGGGGAACGCAGACGTAGGGGAGTTTGACGTCGGGCTGCTCTGCCGGAGTGAACAGGCGCGAATAGGCTCTCTGCTCGAGGTCCGTGTTGAATCCGGCACCGACCCCAGTCATCGTTCGGATGACGTCGAGAGCCGCGTCAATTGCCGCCCACTTACGAGCCATGACGGCGACCTCCATCGGAGGGAATCCCCCGATGTAGAGCGTATCGACCTCGACCGTCGCTAGGAGCGCCGGGACGTCGATGCCGATGACGCGCAATGTCCTGTCCGCGAAGTTGTAATCCAGTACCCCGACGTAGCGAAGCTCCCATCCCGTCTCGGAGCCCTTGTTCATGGTGCCGATGGTGACGTTGTTGTAGCTCAGTCTTAGAGCGGCTCCGCCCCCACCGTCCCCATCGAAGTTGCAGCGAACATAGACGGCGTACTTCTCCCCGACCGTGAGACCAGTCAGAGTCCTCGAAGCCACCGCATCGAACCCCGTGCCGTAGATGAGGTGCAAACTGTTCGGCTGCGACGGAGCCGAAGGGTTCGCCACGATGATGGCCTGTGCGTTCAGCCCCCATCCCGTTTCCGGCGGGTCGAATGTAAAAATCATTCATTCACGCCCCTAATTGCCCGGCTTGCGGCACCTTGCCGGTCTTGACGGCGATGAGAAGAGCCCTTGTGATTCTGTCGGTCGTCGGGACGACGTTCGCTATCACGGTGTCCCTGATGAAGTGTTTCGCTAGGATGTTGACCTTGCGCGTGTACGCTCTGACGTGGGCGCTAGTCTTCCTACCACTCCTGAGCGCTGCCTTGTATTTCCTCGAGGACGCCTTCGATACCCTGCCGGTATGCGTGTTCCTTTCGAGGACGGCGATCCGCCTGGTATGAGCCCTAACCTGGACCGGACCGTGGAAACCCTCTTCATGGGATCTGACATAATCCACTGTGGAACCGATGAGCGTCGTGATGGACCTTTCGGTCTGCTGCGTGAGGTCGGTCATCGACCTACGCGCCGTCCCGGTATCCACGCCGAGATTCGTCGAGGTGCTACCTCGCCTCGGGTTGCTCATCCTGTTCTTCACGACGTCTCTCAGCATCTTCTGACCCGAGACGAGCATCGCGACGTAAGCCGTCGGACCTAGTTTTTCCCCGAGCGACTTGAACCGCTCGAGCATCTCAGGAATCGTGAGGCGGATGGTCTCGGCCATCAGACCCCCCTAAGCCAATCGAGCGTCGACTGACCCATCGGAGATAGGTCGTTGATGATGTCTGCTGATGATCCCGCCTTCGCAGTGTTGTTGATACCGATGCGTCCCGCTGAGTTGAACATCAGCCAGGCGACCTCCATGACCAGCCGCTTCGCATCGGGCGGAAGGGCGTTCGTGGTCGCGGTCGAAGACCCATCGAAGCCGCATTTGGATGTCACGGATACGTTGTTCGCTCCGACGTAACCCCAGTACCATCCGCCAATCTTTGAGAGCCGCACCCGACTGAACGTATTCACTCCCTGGATGCAGACGTTTGCGGTAGTCGAGTACCCGATGACGGCGGTGAGAGCAGCCCCGTTCTCCGTGATGACCGCCAGGTCTGAACCCGTATGCCACATGGGGCGACAACACATGGGCACCCATAGTTCCGAACCCCAGGTATCCCGACCTCCGTCGAAGTATGAGACTTGAGCCGTGGTCTCCTTCTCGAGAGACCGCAGGCCAGCCTGGTCTGCAATCCACGACTGGGCATAGGCAACGCAGAGGACAAGCTCCGCCTGGACATCAGCCGCTAGGCTTTTCTTCGCCCAGGAATCGAATTCGGCAGGAGCCACGAGAGCCATGACTACTTCGCCACGACCGAGATGGAGAACGTGGCCGACCCGGACGCCACCGTCCACCGGACCCGGTAGCGGTCGGCGGCGATGTTTTTGATGACCATCACGACGTGCCCCGTTGCTGGCCCACTCGCAATGGAGATTTGATTCGCACTCACCGAGTTCGAGGAGTTGACCGCAACGTCAACGGGGTAGTCGTACCAGGTCGTCCCGCCGTCGTCGGACGCCTGGAAGAAGAACACAGGGCCCGCGGCCGCGTATGCCGTCAAGTCGATGCCGACGAACAGGTTCGCCGCCGTAGGGACCGAGAACGATGCCGTGTTAGCCGCGGTCGATACGCTCGCGGACGCGAAGATTTCGGTTCGAGTAGCCTCGCTCATGCTGAGCCCCCAACTAGAGCGACGGACCGCTCTTTCTGAAAGAACAGAGGGTCAATCCTCGTTTCGCCGATGACGGGGAGCATCTCCGACAGACCGTACTTCTTTTGGTACTGCTCCTGGGGAGCGTCGCAAATCATCTTGTTGGCGCAGGTGGAGCAGGTCGGGTTGCTTCGACCGCTCATCCATTGCAGTGCTGCGTTTCGCTCCGCTGCTTCCCATCCGCCTTGACGGTCAATCTGCTCGATGCGTGTTCTGCCCGTGACATTCAACCGCCATTCCCACGGGTCATAGGGGACCTGGTGGTATCCGCTCACGTTCGGAGCGAAGCCGTACTTCTCGGCAATGCACATGGGGAAGTATCGGACGTTGACTTCCCAACCAAGAGCCTCGAGGTCTTCAACCGCCCTGGCGACATAGGGCGCTGACTCTTCGTATTTCACCTGGAAATCAATCTCGGTCATCCCCGTCTTCTCATGCCAGGCATGGAATGGGTTGAAGGCAATCATGTTGAAGACCGTGGGGGGTCTGTCCTTCAGAACATTGACGGGGAAGTCCTTGTAGTTCGTTCCGACGATCGTAGCGTTGAACCTTACGGGTCGCTTCACGAGGTCGAGACCAGCGACGAGTCTCCGGAACGAACCCTCGCCGCCTAGAATCTTGTCATGAGACTCAGGCGTCCCACCATGAAGAGAGATGAGCCAGTCATCGAGACCTGCGTCCTCAATCTCTTGGTAGAGCGGGCGCTTGTAGCCGAGCTTCCAGTCGTCGCGGTTGTTCTGCCCGTGGGAGATGATCGTTGGGCGCAGCCCGATCTGCGCGCAGTGGCGCACCAGGTCAACAATCGTGCCCTTCGGGGTCTTGTAGATCGTGGCCTCGCCCCCGGTGATGTCGCAAGCGTCGAGGCCGTAGTAGTGCCGGAACAGGTTGGCGTGTTGCACCATCGTCTCGTAGGAGTAGAAGACGAGGTTTTTCTGCCATGCGTAGTAGCAGAACTCGCACGACTTATCGCACGGGCCACCCTGCTCTCCCATGAACAGCCAGCCACGGGAGATGATTCCGCCGCGGGTCTTGTACAGCGGCTTCACGGCTTCACCGCCACGAGGAACCCGCGTTCTTTGTGGAAGCCAATGCACTCCCACCCGTCGGCAACCAATGCGGATCGCAGATCATTGATGGGTGGCGGATCGTAGTCGAGATCGTGGGCGACGATCACTGAGCCTTGACCCATCAGCGGTTTCAACTTTTCGTAGACCGGCAGATAAAGCGACTTCGGGTCGATGTCGATAAACGCGAAGTCAATGGGGTCGTCTTTGATCTCCACAAAGAAGTCCCCATTTGCGACTGTCCATGAGCCTCCGGGCCACACAGCCTCGAGGTTGCGCGTCGTTTCAAAGGCCCGAGCGACGTCGAGTTCAAACGCGGTAAACGTACCGACCCCGTTCTCCTGAAGGGCCTTCGCGATGTAAGCCGAAGTGAAACCCCTACACGATCCGACCTCGATTGCCCGGAAGGGGTGATAGAGATTGACGAGCCCGCCAACGAACGCCGCGCCGTTCCACGTCGTGTCTGTGACCATGCAACCCTCGGGCGCGGCGGCCCGAATCCCCGCGAACACCGCCTTACTCATTGCCGACCCTCCCTGAACTTCACCGCTTGCACAAGCGCCTGCGTCGGAAGCAGCCCGAGGTCCCACAGGTGCCCCGGCCCCCACTTCTGAACGAACTTCATCCCGTTGGATTCAAGGAGGTTGACGATGTCGTCGCCAAAGGTCGAGTGCCCGCGATGGTGGATGTACACCGAGCGAGCAACACGGATCTCCCATCCTGCGAGCCGCAGCTGCACCGCGTAGTCCGTGTCCTCGTAGTTCCCAGGGTTGTACTGTTCGTCCCAGAAGCCCGTGCGCGCGATTGCGTCCCGGCGCATCAGCACCGCGAACGAAACGAACTCCGCGACCTGGGGGTTGGCCTTCGTCCCGCCTCGGGACTCATCATTCCAGTCCGCCGTGTATGTCTCGGGACACGCGAGCGCGTGCTGCGCCCCCTTGGCGAAGCTGGTGGTGGCCCCGATGGCCGCCGTCTTGGGGTCCTCCTCTAGTTCTCCGACGAACCGCTCCAGCCACGACGAATCCCCGGAAGGAATCTCCGTGTCGTTGTCGAGAACGAGAATATAGGGCGCGTCCTTCAATTGGAGAGCAACTCCTAATCCTAGGTTGGTCGCAGTTACCGCACCATGACAACTGGGGACTCTGACGGCATAGTCGCAAGGGTAGTCATAGGCGGGATCGCTCCCATCATCGACGATGATGAGGCGATAGGTCCCGACCTCCGTGTTCTCCATGATGGAAGCGACGCATTGTGTCGTCAGGTAGTGACCGTTCTTCCCACGGATGATGATGGAGACCATCACGCCACGTCCTTCACTGCGAAGTCTCCGGCGTGAACAGCCTTGTCCTTCATGGGAGCCAGAGCTGACTTAAGGTCAACTTGTAGCACGCGCCCGTCTTCTAACTGGATGCCGCGCATGACGCGCTCTACGGTCTTTTGCGCTAGGAATCCTGCTTGGTCGATATCAATGGACTTCCAGTGCCCGCAGACCGCATTCAGGTCAACCTTGATGGAGTAGCCTAGAGCCTTGGCTCTCACGCAAAAGTCGATGTCCTCGCCCATGATGCCGACCCCATTCGGCCCTCTCGGATACCGGAACACGGCAGGGGCGTACTCTCTGGCATCATCGGGGACGTTGCCGTCGATAGTCTTACCGTCCACGGTCGTGTAGATGTTGTCGGTCCACAGTCTCCGGTCCTCTAGCACCCTACGGTTAATGATGGTGCAAGCCGTTCCGACCGCGTCGCATTCCTGAATCGCTGTATCCCCGAGACTAGGAGCTAGGGGTCGATAGAGGTTGGTTTCAATCTTCGTCATGGCGCATAGACCCAATCCGACCTCTTTGCCTTCGGCTGGATTTGGGTGGTCAAACTTGTACATGCGGGCGCAGGTGATGTCCGCGTCCGAATGGAGAAGTCTCGCCACGCTCGAATCGGGGAGCATGTCCTCGTCGATGAACCAGAGCTTGTCGCAATCAGACTTTAGGAACGCCCCGACGAGTACATTCCTCGCATACTCAACCGGGGACTTCGCGACTTCAATCAGGAAATGGACGTCGAATGCGGCGTCGGGGTCCTTTGATGCCTGGCGAAGCGCGTCCAGCACGCCGACAATCTGAATCGTGATGCGGTTCGTCATCGTCGGTATGCCTATCATGACGCTCTGACGTTTCTTCAAGTCCTACCTCCCCAGGGAAAATGGGGCGGGCCATGCGACCCGCCCCCAGTCGTTACGCTGTCGCAATGCCGAGATTGCGGACCCACGCCGTCGGAACTCCAACGACGTAGCCGAACCTGCCGACCATCCGGGCGTCAGCCTGGTACTTCGCCCAGTTCACCTGGTCGCTGACATCCCAACGCATCCCTTGACGCGTCCCGAAGAGAAGAGCCCCCATGTCTCCGTAATAGAGACCTCCGACGCTGTTCGTTCCAGCGCCGAGTGTCGTCAGTGGCAACCTCGCGCTGACGATGATGGGACGCCCGAAGAGCGTCTGATTGGGCTGACCCTCGACGGTCCCGAGTCGCACGACCGGCTGGCCGTTGTTGTCCACGAGTCCGATGATTTTCGCGTAGACGCCAGGACCGCAGACGAACGTTCCGCCACCGATGACGGACTGTTCCGCAGCCTTCGTGTAGATCCTGGTCAGCGAAGCAAACGTCGCCGTCACCGACGAGTACGTCAACGTCTGACCAATCGTCCCGTTCGTCGTCACCACCGCATCGTTGACCGAAGTCGCACCGGAAACCCCAGTGAACGGAGCCCCGGTCCCCTCCATCGCCTGCAAGTCAAGCTCGCCGCCCATCTTCTCGGCAAAGCAACTCTGCAGGAACGGGATAATCGCCACGTTGGCGTCGTCCAACAACTCGAGGGAGAACGTCGCCCTCCCAATGAGCTTCCTCGCATTCAAGGTCTTCACGCCGAACACGGGCTCACCAGCCGTCAACACCGTGCCGTCCGTGTTGGACCAGTTAATCGTGACTGCCGTCGCTTCGTCGGGAAAACTCAGCGTGTCCGAGGTCATGGGGAGTTGCCGCGCACGAGAGTAAATCAACGACGCGTCCCGGATAATCTTCAGAACCTCGTTCCCGACGATGTTCGGAACCGCATAGCCGCCCGAGGTGTCAACAAGACCGCCCATGTCAGCTTTCGCGATTTGTGCGAACCGATCGTTCAGCTTGTTGAATTCAGCCTGGTTCTGCTCCCGCTCGCCGTCGTAACGACGGATCGCGAGTTTCGACGACAGATTGAACCAAGCGTGCTTGGCTTCGATGAAGCGCTCGTCGGCGTAGATGCCTTCCTTCTCGGACTTGAGTGGAGAATAGTTCCCGATGTTCTTATGGAACCTCTCCGGTACGGCTTCCTTGAGCGAAGAGAGGTCCTCCTGCTCGAAGGATGTCTTGCCGAAGACGCTCGCACGCTTCGAAATGGTTTCCACGCGGTCGAGGACGTCCGCCTGGCTCTTTTCTGCCACTTCCTTGAATGCGTTGAGGTCGGCTTTAGCCTGAGCCGCCTGGTCCTTGAGTTGCTTCTCCATCTTGGACAGCTTCTTGCTCGTATCGCTCGTCACGAGCTTGATGGCGTTCTCGATGTTGGCGAGTACGGGAGAATCCCCGAGGTCGTCCATGATGTCGTCTTTGTCTTCGCTCATAGTGAATCTCCGGTCAATGCGTCGATGCGGTCAGCCGCATCGGAGAGTACGAAGTGCCTATGGGCTCTTCGCAAGGCGGCGAGTATCCTCGCCTCGATTCTAGGATCTAGGGACTTGACGTCTTGTTCCGGTTCGGCATTCGTCCCACGGGACGCCTTTTCAGGGGGCTCTACCGGCTCGCTGACGCGGAAAAACGTTTTCACATGCTCAGGCATGACCCATCCCCTCGTAAGCGCGTTCTGCACCGCGTCCGCGTTCATAGGGATAGCGACCTGGGAATACTCGAGCATCTCCCATTTGGTGAAGTGGAATCCTTTAGTGATGCCCTTCTCGTCTTTCATAGCCTTGAAAGTGATGGGACGGAAGCCAATCGACCAGGCCCCGAGACCCTCTGCGGCTAGGTTGAAGGCATCTCGACCCAAAGGCGTGTCGCGGTACTTCGTTCTAGCGAATATGCCGCCCTCATCCACTGTGAGGTTAACCGCACGACCGATGATTCTGTCGATGCTATAGGAATGGTCCGCCATGACGACTGGATGCCTAAGGTAGTTCGTGAGGTCGGCCCCAGAGGCCTCCACGACATCTCCTACCCTATCCGCCCTGGTGGTCGTGATGACATGGGCGACCTCGCGGTCAGCCTTATTGACCGCCTTGACGGTCGTCGCGCATATCGTCCTAGCATAACTAGGGACGAGGTCGTCATCCAATAGCTCTTGTTCATTCATAGGACATCTCCCACAACCGGGACTACGGTGCAACGGCAGTTGATGACCTCTTCGGGAAGCCCCGAACTATCTCCGGGGTAGCGAAGACCGTTCGTGAATGCTTCATCCAAGGCGCGGACCTCCCCATCCTGGGCGGCGTGGCTCTCTCGGACATGTTCATCGTGAGCTGTGAGCCATTCCTGCTTACTGATGCCTGCCTGGCGCATACCCTCGACGCGACCGAAACTAAAGGCATTCCCAGTTTCGGTCCTCGCGATGGTCGCAGCCCTAGACCGCGAGGCGTCCATAACCTGCTCGACACGCTTAGATAGCTCAGAGATGCCCTCTCCGGCCTTGATACCCTCGACGAGAGACTCACGCAGTTGACGCTCCACGGTGTCGTCAATCTTCACGATCTTGCGGGTTAGCTCCGCCAGCTTCGCCGAGACGCTAGGGGAGAGTTGGTCAAAGGCGTCCCCGGTCCCTATCTCCGACATGACTGCGGTGCCGCCACGGTCTAGCGCAGCGGTATGGAGCGGAAGAGTCATCCGAATGAGTTTTCCCTTGGAGTACTGGATATCGAAGAGCGACGATGAATCAGCCTTCTCGATTCCGTTGGTGAGGTTCCAGCCCTTAAGGCTGCTCATATGGGCTAGGACTTCCGACTCAATCTCCCTGAAATGCTTACGGATAGCCTTCTCGAAGCGAGCCTCGAGGTCCCTTGTCCTCATGGAGATGGAACGCCAGACGTTCTCCCTCCTTCCGGCTGACTTCATGAACCTCTCGAGCATGGCTTTCTGGGGTGGTGGCGTCTCGCCGTTGCCTGGCTGCTGCTGTTGCTGATCGGGAGACGGACCTGCTGGCGTATGAGCCTCTTCAACCATGTCAACTGGGATCACGCTGATGGGGAGATACCCCACGTCCGGGTCGTCGAGCTCCTCAACGTCCATCCCGAGGTCGAGGCGATCGTTAATCATCCTCTTCGTGAATCCCATGGCAAACATCTGAGCCGCGACGGTCATCTTTTGACCGAGGTCTTCAACGAGAGCCCGAACGCGTTCGAAGTCGGGCCAGACCTCAACTCCCTGGACGCCTACTTTGGGTAGGAAGTCGTAGTTGATGACGCTTGAGAAGTAGCAGAGCATCCTCGTGATAGGTCCATTCCAATAGTTCGCGCTCTGCTCCCTGGCATTCGCGTAGTTCGCCTTGTCCAGTACGCCCGCCATGAAGGGAGGGACGCCGAACACAGCGAGG